GTATCTATCAGTCTCCATTGTCATTCCAGCTTGCTCACCAGAAGCAACTGCTCCGGGTGTAAAGAAGAACGTGGAATACTCTGTTGAAGCTCCACTACCTGTAGTAGAAACATCATCAGAAACGATAACTCTTAATCCGCAATATGTAGGAACAGTATTGTTGCCGGGAGCGTATGCAGGAGCGATTGATCCACCAGATGCGGTTGCACCAGCACCAGTATCTCCAGCAACTACATAATCAACTAACTTACGCTCAACCAAGTCATAATACACTTTTGAGTGCATACAAACTGCTGAAAGCTGATCGCCAGCATCTCCAAGAATCGCTTTAGCCTTCGCAACATGCTTAGGACTTAAGCTTGTTGGAGTGTCGCCACTTTCGGAGTCAATGCAGTTTGCAAATAAAGCAGAGTTGCTGTCATTTGCATTGATTGAACCAAAAACGCCGTCAAGACAAGCAAGAAGATCTTTTTGTCTTTGGTTTGCTATGTAAGCACCAACCTTCTGACCAATAGCGGCCATAGGATCAGCACCAGCAGCCAAAGCAGCTAAGTCTCTTGATTCCCAAGCACGACCTCTGTGAAGGATTACGCCAATCTGTTTGTCAGCTTGGATTTTACTTGGTGTTAATGAAGTGCTATCAGTTAATACTTCAAAATCTCCAGAAAGGTTTGCTTTCCAGAAAGGGACATTCACGAAATCTCCGCCATCTGTCGCATTAAGCTCGCTCATAGGCTGAACCACACCGCTAGCCAAGAAGGCATCACGCTGCGTTGTTTGCTCAATAACGTATGGCGTAAAGACCTCAGGAATTATGATGTCCGACCTTACGGTGGCCATAAATTAAATTTCCAAATGGTTTTACGGTATGGGCATAACCCTTCGGCTCGGCATAGCTCCGCCTGTTGTTAAATATATTAGCGTTTTAACTTCGATTGAGCTAATAAACGGTCATAAAGTGCTTTATCAGTCCTATAAAGTCGCATTTGTTCTGTAACATTTCCACCATTTTCAAATGGGTTTTCTTTCATCCCAACAGGTAGATCTGCTCCTGTCGCTTTGCCTACAGGTGCGCCTCCTCCTTGTGGCTTTGGTTGCCTTAAAATATAATCAGGAAGTTTAGCTTTAGCCCAGTCGTTGACAGGAGTTCTTTCGTATCCATCAACAACGACAGGAACACCATTATCAACCTCTATTTTATCTTTAGGAAGAAAGTTGTTTAAAACTAAATTTGGGTCATGTACGATTTCCGCCAAGGCTTGGACTGCTGGACTGACGAGTTCAAGCTCTCGGACTTTTGCTTCGAGTTCGTCAATTCGTTTTTTGTCTTCACCTGATTTTTCTCTGTATTGTTTTTCAAGAGCGGTTTTGGCTTCTCCATATTTTCCCTCTTGTTCGAGTCGAGATTGTTCTGCATTTTGCTTGAACTCCTTTAGGGCTTCATAGTCAGGGGGAACTTCTAAAAGCTCCTTCTTCTGCATTTTGCCAATTAGTTCGTAGTTCTTTTTCTTAAGACTTTCAATTTCGTTTTTCAAGGATTGTGCTTCTGCGTTCTCAGAAGAGTCAACAGGCATAACCTCTTGATTCTGTTCTTCAGCCATAAATACCCATAAGGTTTAGGTTTATCTTATCAAGATTATTTCTTCTTGACCCCTTTCTTGTTTTTTTTCTTTTTACCGTAAGGCATGGTGTACAAAATACGCTATTCTTATTAAGATAAGAGTAAGCCGAAAAAAAGTCAATGGCTAAAAAAGAATCCTATCTTGACAAAAGCCCCTTTACGGCTATTGGGATTAGCTACAACATCGACCCTGATGACGACAGAACAAACAAGGAGGTTGACAAAGATCTGGACAATTATTTAAAAGAGCAAGGAGTTAAAACAGAAACAATCAACCTTTCAGAAAAACCTGATTATCTTAAATAGCTTGTAAAACAACTTCAGTCATAGAGTGCTCCATTTTAACTTTGTCTGTCCAGTTTTTTGTAGTCTTACTGATAACCTTGTACCTAACCCCACTTGGCTGTAATATTTCGCTTTCATTCAGTCCATTCAAATATTCGATTGGTGTTCCATGTTTATTGACATGCCTAAATACAATTCCATGAGTACCGTCTCCTATTTCTCCTTTTGCAAATTTCAAAGCAGTTCTTGGATCTGTTGACCAACTTTCCATAGTGCTGACTGCTTCGCCTCTCTCCATATTCTTAAGTACTTCATCAACAATGCTTTTTTTGTGGACAGTCATGCCCCTGTAAATTGTTCCATTTGGTTGTTTTGTATAAAAAGGATTTTTATGTAATTTTTCAGTTTCGTTTATAAAGCGTGTTGGCCCATTCCATTTAGGTGAGTTTGCTATATATCTCTCCATCTTGTCGGCGTTCCTAGCCAGCAAATCAAGCTGAGAAGAAGTCATACCTCTTCTATGCTCCAATCTATTTAAAAGACTAAGCTCATTTGGATTTAATTGTTTTCCAACTGATCTTGCTTGTTTTATTTGAATAGACCGAATGTCTTTAAAATAACTTCCTGTCCAATTACTGATTTGCTCTTCTGCATCTTTAAATTGCGCTGTTGTCATGTCATAGTCTTTGACAGCATTTTTATTATCAGCTTTGTAATAAAGGTCATCAGTTTTTTTCTTTCCATTCCTCAGGGCTTTCCGAGGTGGTGGTGGTGTCTTTGTGTCGGTGCTTCCAATATTTTTCTGAATAAAGGATGGATCATCCCATTTCTTTAACGGAGCACGAGGTTTAACAGGTTTAGGAGGAAGTAATGACTTCTTAAAGTCTTTATCAAATTTCTGTTGAAGATGTCCAATCTGTTTCTTTTCTACGATCTTCCCTAATTGCTTTGGAGTAATCTTTGTATATTGACCACTAGGAATAATGTCCGAATATATTGCCTTTTTGTTTTTAAACCATTTTTGATGATTTGGTTTTGATAAATCAACATCCTTAAAGTTTTGAAGATTCTTTTTAGTGTCCTCAGATAAGTCTTTAAAAGTTGCTTTTTTTGGACCTTGAGCTTTAGGGACAATTTTTTTAGCCTTAACAACCTTTGCTAAGTCTTTCTGCTGTTGTTTAGCAATTTGTTTTGATAAAGAAGCAACAGAGGCTGGATCAGCTCCAATATCTTTTAGAATTTTTGCCGTTGTTTTTTCTAATTCTAAGAATTGTTTCTTTTCCTTATCTGAAATAAGTTTTGTTTTCTTAGGAACAGGTTTCTTAACTGGAGTTGTTTTTGCTGCCAGTTTCTTGGAAGGTGTTTTTGTATATGTCTTTTGTAACTGCTTTAAAGTCTTAGATGATCCATCTTGACGGACAAGTTTTTTTAACGCTTCATCTGGGCCATATTTTTTTGACAAGGCATTAAAATATTTAACTTTGCTCTGGCCTAAAGTTTTTGCTTTATAAGAAGCAGATTGTTGACTTAGCCATTTGCCATAAGACGTTCCCATTGGAACCGAACCATTTTCTCCAGATCTTTTTACATATTTATATTTAGGAGGATCAACGCCTAAACCTTTGTAATCAAGAACAGCAGTAGTTCGACATCTGCACCCAAAATGTTGTGGAGGCTCTGGACCTTGCCCGTATTTATGAGTTGTCTGATCTAAAATCTGACACTCTGGAGCAGTTCGAGAATCTAAAGTTGCAATCCATCTATATTCCTTTGTTATATCCTGATTAGCTTCATAAACAGTTTGAGCTGCCTGATTACTAACAGACTGAACGCTCGTTTTAACAAGAGTTGAGATTTGATTATTAGTAGCTTTTCCACCACCTTCAAATTTTAAAACACCATAAAGCCGCCTTGCCATCTGCTGAGTTGTTTCACCAGAGAGCAAACCATCACGAATATTTCTACCAAAAAGCTCTGCTTTATTTGCTGCTAACCCTCGAAATGCCTTAGTTAAAATTTCACCATTAGGCAGGGTAATCTGAGAACCTTTTTTTGCAGTCAGGGAAAACTTTTGCTGGACTCCTTTTACTTTGGCTTCGAGATCATCAGACAATAAAGAAGCATTTAAGTCTGTTGCCTTCTTAGTCACAACCGATTCTGCATAAGAAGCTGAAACTTCAACAGAATTAACCGAGCTTTTTATTCCAGCAGGTAAAGCCGCTTCTAATTGGTTAACAGCAAAATCGACCTGCACTTTTGCCAAGCCTTGTAATTCCTTAATTACAGTTTTTTCACTTTTACCCGACCACCTCGCCAAACTTTCTGTTGTTTGCTTTAGTAATGCTTTTAAACGAGCAGCCTTATATTTTGGCCTCGTTTCCAAAGGCATTTCATTAATCCGTGAAAGTTTTTCTACAGAATCAACAATAATTCTGTTATATGAATCTCTTAACTTTTTTTGAACGCCATTACCAAAACGGTTCAAATCAAGAGCGTTTCTGTAATACGCCTCGGGAGTATCCGCCATTACTCAAGCTCATCAACATCTTCAGGCTCGGCTGACTCTTCCTCTTCTTCTGGTTCTTCTTCCTCTTCAGGTTGTTCCATTTCAATTAGTCCCGCCGTTTGTGTTGCTTCTAATTCTTCCTCTACATCAAACTCATCTCCTAAGACTTCACCTTCATGGAGTTGTTTTAATAGAGTTTCTTGCGTAATCGTTCCAGAAGTAAATAACTGAAGCAAACTACCGATCTCTTGAGGATCAAGACGAGAAGCTAAAAAGTCACGATTTACAAAGCAACTGCCAGATCCATTGTCAGCTAAATATTTAGCATGGAAGATAAGACAGTTATCAATCATGTCTTGGGTCTGTTGTGCTACCACCTGCATTGTTGAGTCTCCTTGGCTTCGGTCTATCCTTTTTGCTTCTGCTGTTTCTGCGGATAGCTTTTGCCCTAGAACTGCTGCCAATCCAAGTGCATTAATTTGTTCTTCGATCTGCTCAAGTCTTTGGAATTGGGCATTGTAACTTGTGCCTTTGCTTTCTATATATTCAGCTCTGCCATCGCTAGGAAATGCGATTGCTTCGCCGGGGCCAGCACTAACCTCTTCAGCAGTTTGGGGAAATCCATAAAAAGCCAACATCGGAACAGCCGAAATATGTAATTGATTATCGAGGTCTGATTGAGTTTGATAAGCCTTGAGATTTAATTCTGCTATGTCCTCCATTGGCGGACGAGATTCCATTAAATTAACTCGATTGGCATAAGCAACAGAAAAAGGAATTTCATTTAGTGTTGTTGTGCCTTTTTCGTAAACAGCAAAATTTCCGTTATCGTTTTTTCTGTGAATTTCAAAAGCCCCTGGTGTTAAGACTCGAACTTGCTCAACTTGTACCTCTCCATATTTTCCATCTGGTTCTATTACTTTCTCTAAGAGTCTCAACTGAGTAAACTTTTGAACGCCATCTATAAACTCCGTCCTCCAGCCAATAATTTCTCTAGGGGTATATGTGACCCAATAAGGACGGCCATCAGCTTCGGCAGGTGCATCTACTAAAACTCCAACGTGTCCATAACGGATCATTTTCCGGGCGGTTTCGTATGTCCAGACATTTAGGTCGTTGCCTTGTAAATCGACATCGAATAATTGCTCCCGAATTGTGTCGCTAACATCGTTTAATCTGACAGGTTTTCTTGTCAGCATCCCTGCCAACATTCTCTCAAGTCGTTGATAATAAGGAGGACAAACCGATCTAGCTAATCTGTTGTCATAAGATTCGTCTAATTCTCGAGGTTCTTGAGGTAAATATCTCCGATGCTTAGACCTCATTTCATAAGTACCACCACCTAAATTCTCAATCAAAACCCAATGCGGCTCCATATTTAGCCAAGCATTACAAGGATCATTAACGTCTGCCGTTGCTCCTGATTTCTCCCTGTTGTAGTAATTGAATCCGCTATACACGATGAAAACCTCGGTCTATGTGAACAGTTTAGCCATCTTTTAATAGATCCTAATACCTGTAGAGCGTCCAGAGTTCATGTGTAATGGATTGAACTCTCTCCAAACAAGGTATCCAAGTGAGTCAGCCATGTGATCTAAATTCTGAGTTTTATCTGGAGTCCCGTCTTCTGCATAGGCTTGAAGTTCTAAAGATTCGATTGTTTTTTCACAACGAGGATGAATGTGCAATCTTATTTCTTCTTTCCCATTAAGCAACATTGCCTGGACTGCTGCAACTCGATCTCTTACATAAGGGTTGCTTGCTGGCGATAAATTTGTAATTCTTCTTTGTTGCAATAACTCGATGTCGGTCTTCGCAGCGTTTGTTGATCTATTTCCTCCTGAAGCGTCTGGGTAAGCATAAATTGTTTGATGTGGAAACTTGGCTCTAATCTGATCGGCCATTGAATCTGTGTCATGGGCTCCACCTATCTCGTCAAAAATGTATAAATGCCCTTTGCTAATTACCCCAATAGCTGCATTGCAGTTTCCAACGTTAAAGTCACAACCAACTCTAATAATTTCTTCTGAGTGGTCAGGCATATCTTTAGTTACATGCTTTGCTCGGTCAAATCTGTCGTAGACAGCCCCGGTCTGAAGGTTGCAAAATTCTCCTTCGGTATAAGCACGAACTAAAGAAGCTGGATAGTTTTCGAGTAATGCTTGAAGAAAATCATCAGGAAGATAAGGATTATCAGCAGTTCGAGCTTTGTAGAGTGCTCGGTCTTCCTTGTGACCTTCTCGGACAAATAAATTATAGAAGGTTCCAAAACCTTCGGGTGTAGAAAAAAGACCTAATTGTCTTCTGTTTCCTGATCTTAATCTTCCAAGAAACTTTTCAATCGCCTTTTGTGCAATATCACTTTTGGTTGTGTCTAACTCATCTGAGCCAATAAAGCTAAGGTTAACACCAATAATTCTCTGCCAAGATTCCATTGACCGACAAAGAATTGTTACTTCACCAGTAGGAAGATTTAGTTTGTATTCCGGTAAGGGTGAAGCTCTGTATTCATAATTGATTTCATTTGTTTCCCAAAAATCCTCAAGGGAACGCTGCAAAACATCACGAACCAAAGCACCAGTAGGGGCGAATACAGCGCCAACCGTATTGGGATTATCAAGAGCGCATAAAGTAGTCCATGCACATAAGGTTCTTGTTTTTCCTGCTCCATATCCTGCACAGAATCCAACAATCCTATGATTATGGTCTTCACAGATTTTTTGTTGATAATTTAATAAACCTTTGAAAATACGTTCTTTAATTGAATTTGTTTCTACTTCCTTTTCTTCAGCAGAAATTGCATAAGGTTTAAACCCTTCAGGATGTAAAACGTGCCCAGTTGTTAATTCTTGAAGAATAGTCAAGAGCAAAGATCAGCTAATTTTGCTGCTGTATTAATAGCACCAAGTGCAATGTGATATTGACCAGCCCTTCTAGCTTCCATCTGTAAGGTGCTGCATTGGCTCAAAAGATCCGCAATCATTTGGGGTCGCTCAATATCCCAGTCAGCTTTGAGAGCTTGCCTAGCTGCCTCTAAATAGTTATCTGCAGTTCTTTCTGATACCCCCCAGTTTTCTGAAGCATACCGAACACAATCCGACCTTCTCCCACCATTAGCAATGATCCGTGAAAACCTTTGAACACGGATTAAAGTCTCAGCTTTACTAGATCCTTTAGCCGCCATTTGAAGCCTCTGGAATAAGCCATTTCTCAGCAATTTCTAAAGCCACTCGCTGAGTCATGAAAGGTGGAACACTCATCCCCATAACATAACAAGGATCAGATTTAAGAAAATTGTAGTCTTCAGGGAATGATTGAATACGAAGAATTTCTCCTTCACTTAAATATCTGGGTTCATCCCATTTCATTAATCCCTGTGTTGCTGTAACAGTTCGAGCAGGAATATTTGGATTAACAACGCTCATATTAAAATAATGGCCTTTTGGATGTGCTTTAGATAAAGGATCGCCTGGTTTAACTTTTTTCCAAAATTTTTGAAGGTTAGAACTAATTTGTTTTACTTTCCCATGTTTTTTAATATCTTTAAAGGCTTCTCTTACTGAAATTGGTGATTCTTTAAAAGATGGTTTTATAGGTGGAAGGTTTAAATCATTACGTCTAGCAAGAAAAAAAGTTCTTTCTCTTGCTTGAGGAACCCCCATTTTTGCTGAGTTAAAAAGGAATAATTGAGTTGAATATCCAGCCTCACGAAAGGCTGTGAAAATTTCTTTGACATATCCTTTGGCATTGCCCGCAATTAAACCTTTAACATTTTCAGCCACAATTATTTTGGGCTGAAGCCTTTTTCCTACTTCAATAAAATGACCAAACAAGTCGTCTAGTTTTTGTTTTTGTTGACCTTCACGGAAATAATTTTCTTTACCCCATTTTTTTTCACGCTTGCCAGCCATGCTAAAAACTGAACAAGGTGGAGACCCATCAAGAATGTCTAAATTTTTTAATTCATCAGGAATTTCTTCTAAAGGAATTTTATTAAAATCTTGAACGCCCATCAAAAAACTATGTTTCGGATTATGGTTTGCTCGATATAAAGCCATCATTTCTGGATCTATTTCAACACCACCTAAGACATGAAAGCCTGCGAGTTTATATCCCATTGAAGAACCACCACCACAATGGAAGCAGCTAAAAACTTTAAAACCGTTCTTTTTTATTCCAGAAAGATCGGTCAGGTGCCACGGCCCTTTAGTTTTTTCCATCAAACTCAAATCCACATCTAGGGCAAGTGTGTTGGAAGTTGTCAAAATCTTCTTCTGAATGTTCTGTTGCTCCTTCGTACTCTTTTATGTCGTCTTTGCCTAAGAGGTTTTCTAGGTCTTCCTCATCAAACCAAGGGCTGACATCATGAGTTTGAGAAAGGTTGTGCAACATTTCCCGATCCCAGTCGGATAAGTCACTTGTTCTGTTATCGGCTAGAGCTAAACCGATTTTTTGTTCTTCGGTTAATCCTGTTCTTTTTATCGCAATTACTTCTGATCCATCAGCCTCAATAACTCGGACATTCTTTAAACCATTTGCTTTTGCTCCTTCAACAGTTCCATTACCAGCAAGGATACGATTATCTTCATCTATAACTATTGAGCGAGCCGTTCCATAACGTTGAATGGATTCTTTTATAAGAGAAGCGGATCGGTCAGTTCTTTTCCGAGCATTTTGAGGATCAGGCTTAAGATCTTGTATCGAAGTCATTAAGGATATAAGGCTTTTAATAATTTTATCTTACTAAGATTGCAACGAACCGCATCAAAAAGAAAAAGAAGGACATAATCTCAATAAGATTAAAAAGTAATCAAAAAACCACCAAATGAAATTTCGCCCAACTCATTTCATTAAAAGAACAATGGTTCCCGTTCAAATCATTGGATATGACAAAGGAACCTTAATTCAAGTGATGGATGAAAAAGAGAAAGATTGCTGGGTTGAATGGAAAGACGTTGTTTCAAATGGAAGACGAGTCATTCCTGCCTAAATCAAACAAGAGCCGCAAGGCTCTTTTTTTTTGGAAAAAATAACTGCTCAACTAGCCAAATTCTTTTTCCTACTAAACCCCCCCCCTCTTAATGTTTTGGTTTGAATTACATCAAACCGCATCAATTTTAAAGAAAGGGGCATACGGATCAATCTAATCTCAATAAGATTAAAGAGTAAAAACCACGGAGTTTTCTAAATGACTAAGGTCACTCAGGCAAACAAAAAAGCTGAAATCTTTGCCGCTTACAAAGCCAGTCTTCAAAAAATTGAGGAATTGGAAGCAAAGTTGGATAACAAGGAACTCAGCTTAAGCGATTACAGAAATGACTTTAATCGCCGCCTAGCTACTCACGACAAGGAATTTACAGCCGCTTTAAAAGACATGATTATTGTTTTCGGAGCCGCTAAAAAACAAGTCGTTGAGTTATTCCCAGTCAACTAACAATTAAAAAGCCCCTCAAAAAGGGGCCTTTTTTTTTGCCTATTTTAAAATTCAAATTCTTCTAAATCCACTAGCTTCAAGAAAAACATCTCTTTCATAAAAACTTCCGGGTGAGGTCACTTGAATTTGATACAGACCGCCATCTCTTCCAATAATTTTTCCGGCAATACCTGTTCTTCTAATAAGAACATTTCCTCCAGCAATTCTTTTTTCTCTTTCTCCTCTTCGAATTTGAGCGCCTGCCCCACGTTCAAGGCTTCTCCGGCTTTTGTAAGTTCTTGATGTGGCCATAATTTAAAACCTTTTTTTTTATTATAAGGGGTCTTACATGACTCGCTCCCTAACTTCCCATTGTGCAAAGAAGCAGGTAAAGAAGAAAAACCACTAACTTCCTTGAGGAGTCAATGCCCCATTTTTAGATCATCTCGACTGTTCTTGTAATTTCCTTTTTTAAATAGGAAACTTGATCTTCATATTTTTCTGGTAGAAAAACTGTGATTGGTCGATCTGCTTCTTGACAAAGAAGATCCAAAACATATTCAAGTGTTTGAATTTTTAGTCGAATTGTGACTTCTTGAGATGTTGTCATTTTTTTAAGTGGAAACCAAACAATTTAGAAAGAGTTTGAATAATTTGATCTATAGCTTCACGGTTTAAACCAACTTTCTTATTAAGAAGTTGATTCTCTTTTTGTAAAGCTTTTGAAATTATTGAATTTTGATTTGCAATTTCTACTACTGAAGTTATTGTCACTCCAAGCAACTCTTTTAAGACACTGATTTCCTCTGCGGAAGCTGTCTTTTGTTCTAAATCTTTTAAAGATTCAAGAACTTTGGATAAATCTCGATTATTACTCATGACTTTCTCTCTTTACATCATTAGTTAGTGGAAGACCTCTAAACACGCTAAAAGGGTCAGATTTTAAATTATCAACTCTAAGAGCTGGTGATCTACCTTGCATAAAGTAAAAGGCGGCAGCGCAATAAAGCTTGAAAGCATCTTGCCCATACATGGTTTTTCCTAAACCTTTCCGAGAAATCAATTTTTCTCTTAACTTAAATGGGGCTTGATCTGTGTTGTAATCAATTTGATGATGTTTTGATTTTCCATCAATACACAAATCTAACCAGAAGACACTTCTTTCATAAGGTTCCATCCCATGAGGAAACTCGTTAAAACGTGCTTTTCCAGACTTCATTTCCAAGAAAATCTTAAAAGCTGCTGTTACAAAGTTTCCTATGTACTTAGCTCTGAGATACCCCTCTTCTTCAAGTTGTTCAAAATATTCTGAATGTCTTCTGTAATAAGAAGCAATTAAATCATCATATTTTGCATAACCATATCGACCTTTACCCGTAAAATTAGAATCCCAATCGCCAAAGCAAGCTTTAATAACTGCACAAGCTTTAGGGTTCATAGGTGTTCCATGAACAGCAATGCGGTCAGCCTGACTTCGTTTGTTACCAATATCAAAATGTTTAATTGTTGAATGATCTATGTTTCTTAAAACATAAAAACGACAAGGGACACCTGCTTCAATAACAGCAGATAACCTATGTTGACCATTAACTAATTGACCTTTTTCATTAAAAGCAAGACAGTCCCAACTTAAATAGAACTCACCGCTTTTAATATCATCAACAATCTTGGAAACATTAGAAGGTCGAATCGTTCTGTTGTTTTCAAAATTAGTTGCTAAGTATTCTCTTGCTTTTTCTGGATCAATAAGTTCAACTTGAAAATGAACATTGGAATAATCAAGTTCAGCCTTTCTAAGCTTTTTAAGCTCAGTAATATTAGAGGACTTTCTAGTTCTTTTTGTTCTCATTTTAAAGATTGGCAAGCGAGTTGGATTTTGTTAACTTCGCAATCGTGGCGAGTCATGTCTGAAAGGGAAGAATTAACTCCCCAAAAAAGAACCGCCCCGAAGGCGGCAAATAAAAGGAATCTCATTAGTTCAATTCCTCGTTGATTTTGTCATTAACAACAACAGTTGTTGTTTCAAACAATCTGTCTCTTTCAACTTTTAGTCCAAATGGACCTTCAAGTTTTTCAATCTCTTTAATATTGAAGTAGCCAAACTCTTTTTCAAGACCTTCAACATAGCCAAAACATTCTCCTGTTTCTGGGTTGTACTCCATAACGAACCAATTCCAATTAGTCCAAGGAGTAAACCATTTCACATAAGCTTTATTTGTAGCTGAATGAATGGCGGGGAGCTTTTTTTCAAGAGCTTTTGTTAATAGCTTCATGGTGGTTTTTATTGAACAATTTAATCTTAATAAGATTAGGTGCTTTTGTACACCTATTCCTCGACTTCGTTGTATTCGTTAAACAAATAACCATCTGCATTGGCGGCATCCTTCCATCCCTTTTGGTTATACGGTCCGGCGGCTGCTTCAGTCCATGAATTAGGTCTAAGTTCTTTTTCTAAAGACTTTTTTTCAATATTTCTTATTGCTTGAAGTGTGTCCATAGCTTCAACCAAAGGATTTAATTCAGGTCGCATTAAATCAGCTCTTTTAATTTCATCATCAGTAATTGACAAAAGAAGTCGCTGAATTGCTCGATAGGCAACACCAGCATCATTAATTGCATTTGTTTCCATTGGTTCCCAATTTCCAGCAGATTCTTCTTTGTACAATTTGCCTTTAATCATTCTGATTTCTTTTGACATAATTTTTATAGGGGGATAGATGTAGGAAAAATAAAAACCCCTCTTTCGAGGGGCTCGTGAAATTTAATTTAAAGACCGTCGTGCCATTTTGTACCAAAGGCAGACATCATTTCATAGTCAGAAGGCTCGTCATCTTCTTCTTCTAAATCGTCAATCAATTCAGTAGAAGCTTTTGTTAATCCTTCTGCAGCTTCGCTTAGGTTTTTGGCTGCCTCTTCGATTTCTTTGAGATTCTGTTTAAAAATCTCATCTCCATCTTTCATTGTCTGAACGATTGATCTGAGGCTGTCAGCGATTTGACCCATTTAAAACTCCGTGGTTTTTAGATAAGAGGAAAATTCCTCATGCATTAATCTTAATAAGAATAATCCAATCAAGACAGTTACATAACAAAACCGATGCAAAGGTGTACAAGTGGATCTAATCTTAATAAGATTAAAGAGTTCAGATAAAAAACCACAAAATGTCTTGTCCCGTTGAATCAGATTTAAACCGCCACCTCGAACAACTTGACATCCAAGCAAGAGAGGAAAAACATGCGGAAGAAAATCCAAGCTACTACTGGCACATTGTTACTGAAAAAGATTGGGATGATTACGCCTACTCTTTAGAAGAAAAAGAAGCAATGGTAGCCGAAGCAAAAAGACACGGCCTCAAGTATTCATGCACAAAACACATTGTTGGCTTGAACTACTAAAACCAAAACTTCAAACCTGAGAGGTCATTACTTCTCAGGTTTTTTTTATTTACACAAAACAAAATGCCAGCAACCCCTAGATACAAAAAAGGTGATTCTGTAAACAAGAGAAGAACCACCGCAGGAATGTTTTTAGAAATCGGCTCTGATGTTGGGCAGGTCATATCAATGAGGGAAAAGTTCAACAAAAAAGGAACCCCCTGTATTTACTGCACAGTCCAATGGAAGGACGGACGCACGTCAGAACACGCTCAACACATGCTTACGCCAGCACCATGAACCCAACAAATCCAGCTTATCCAGTCCCAACCGAAGTGAGATGGGAAGTGCATTTCGGAGATTGCATTATGTATGGAGAAACAATGGACGAAGTTCTCTCCAGAGCCAGAAAGCAAATTGAAAAAAGAGAAAAAGAAGGCTTGTGGTGGGAACTTAAACAGTCATGGAGAGTTCACAGGACAAAGCCCTTTCCAAAAGTTCTAATTGTTGGATCAGAGCATAAGGCTAAAACTTATTTTGAAAGACCTGCGGATAAATGGGTTAGAAAATTTAGTCAGGATTATCTTGAGCCAAAAGCTCGTTTGATATGGGCTGACTCAGCAGGGACTCGCTCTATCTTCTGGTACACAGAATCGAAAAAACATGACCCCGATTACGAGAAGGATGCAATGGATTTGCCAGCCGAGGTATTTCTAAAAATAGGCGGTTACTTAGATGTTAATAATGTTCCTATCCATTTACTTCTAAGACGAGAAGATCCGGGGCAAGGCATTTTCCTAGAGGAAGATTCTCCAGAAAATGCGTTTAGTTATCGAGAAGATAAGGAATTAGATCCAAGAACAAAAGAGGAATTAGACTATTTGCAAGATATAGAAGATGCTGAAAATGAAGACAAGTGAAAAGATCGAATACGCAAAGAAAAGGATTGAGGAGTTAACGCTCCTCATTTCTTATTGGGAAAAAGAAGAAAACGCAAAATCATTAAAAGGTTTAAAGCTAACAGAAAAGGATTATCAACTTTTAAAAGAAACAACAAAGGAAGAGCTTGAACTTTATTTTAGCATTGCTAATCTTAATAAGATAAAATAGTTTAAAAATTGTTTTTTCAATTATTTCCAAAATTTATGTCTAACCGCTCGAAAGGTAGTGACTTATGGAGCGAAATCCTTCAAGTCAGCGTCACTATCGAAACTAAAAATCAAATTGTTCAAATAGCTAGAGAGACGAACACAAGCCAGAGCAATGTTGTTCGTGAACTTCTAAATCAGGCACTTGGGAAAGAGCCTTTTGCAACCGATTAACATAAGCAGCTAAACGGTCGCCTCGTTCAATGGCTTCAGCAGCAATTTGATAAGGATCAGCCCCATAAGTTTTAAGACTTTCCTTGATTTGTTGAGTCCTAGTGGTCATTGGCAACAGCCTCCGAGCTTCAGGTCAAGTCCATTATACATATCGACACAAATAACATTGCAATTTATTTCAACTAGGGTGGCGTTCAAAAACTGCATACAGCATGATTAAGCATGAAAACAGCATTAAAACCGCACATTTAGCACATTCAATGCCTACAAAAAACGTACCAATCGATGAAGGTTTACTATCAACCTGTCAGACAGAAAAACCGCCTTGGCTTTCTACCACTGCTTTTGTAAACGAAATGGTTTCACAAGGATTAAGGGGGGTTACGGGGCATGTTACACTTAAAGCACCTAGCGGTGCAGAGACACAAACAAAAGAACAAAACAAAGAGAACAAGAGCGACGGGGCTTTATCTAATACAAATAGAGTATCTAATAGAATAAATAAAGAAAAAGAAAATTTCAAAAAAACAAGGTTTAAATTTAGTAAGGATTTAATTCCTTTTGAACTTCAATCTTTATCAACCTTGATTGAAGATTTTTGGTACAGCAAAAAAGGAAAAAGAACAGAAGCAGCTTTTGATTTATTGATGAGTGAAAAAGGTTTGTTAGGTATAAAAAAGAAATATGGAGAGACAGCAGCCAAAGAACAACTTGAATTAGCTATTGCCAGTGAGTGGCAAAGCATCCTTTTAAAAAACCATGAAAACTTTTCAGTAAGTAAAAAAAACAAATGGCCTTTTGATCCTGAACCAACATCAGGACATCCTGCACAGCGAGTCTTTACGGCTTCCAGAGGCTTCGATTAATGGAACCCTTATATAACAGAGCCTCGATCATCAAATTGCTCAAACGAGGCCTTACGAGCCCAAACCCTTCAAACCCAGAAAAGCCACTTTGGACTCTTGAAGATTTAGATCAACCAAGCCCAGGTGCTCAAAGATGTATTGATGATGCAAATTCAAATCTTGCTATCTTCCCCAGAGGCTACGAAGGTGTGAGATTTAGGAACCTAGCAAGAGAAGCAACACCACCTTCTGAATCGGTGGAAATAATCGACCCAAAGGACTTAGCAACATGAGCCAAGCCGGATCACGAACCTCAAGCAACAAACATATTGAAAGCTTCAGGAATTACAACAAGCCAAAAAAAAGGATTAAACCTAAGGCTTCTAAAAAACGATTACCCAAAACCGCCAAAGGATTTAAAAATGACTTTCTATAACACTATTGAAGAAACAGCCGATGAACTTGCCGAGTCTCAAGCCAAAGCTAAAACTCAAGGCGAAAAAATTCTTGACTGTTTTAATTCTTGTAACGAGCCTCTTAGCCCGTCAATGGTTCTTGCTCGATCAGGACTTAACTGCCCAATTACGTCAATTAGACGAGCAATGACAAATTTATCTAACGAAGGCCAACTTGAAAAAACAAATGACTATGTTTTTGGAATCTATGGAAAAAAAGAACACCTCTGGACCTTACCAGCAGCTAGGGAACAATCCGAATCTTTCACGCAACCCAGCTTGGGGATCACTTAAACTTGATCCTCTTCCCATTTATCGTGATGAAGAACGTCATCAATATTGTTGGGAACCAACTGGAGAATGGCTTGCCTATTCGACAACTCGAGTAACAGGTTCTGATAAAACACCAGAACAGATGGCAAATATTGAACGGTATCGTCATATATGGGAACCTCGGGGCGTTCATGTTCATTATTGTCTTGAACAATTTCTATTAGGTGATGCACAACCCAATCCAAAAGAATATAAAGACTGGGTAGATCCACTTTTGTCAGATCCATTTTGGAATAACTTTGAAACGTGGGCTGTTGAATATATGATTGCCGACTTAGATAAATCAGTTGGAGGCCAATTTGATGTTTTAGGTTATGACCATAAGGAAGGAAAGTTGCTTTTAATTGATCTTAAAACTCAAAGTAAATCAAACAAGAAAACATATAACACTGATGCACAGCTTGGAAGTTATGTCGAAGCTTTAGCTAATCACCATAAAATTGTGGTTGATGCTTGTAAAACTATTTGGTCAAGACCAAACACGTGCATTGTTGGAGAAGATCAAGATCCATTAACCTGTCGGTTAGCTTGGCATGAATCTTGGGAGAAGTTCGACTCGCAACAGAATCCATTTTGAACCCGATTGATATTCGAGTTATTGGGATTCCAGGGGCACAAGGATCAAAACGATTAACTCGCTATGGATCTCTTATTGAATCATCTAAAAAAGTTCAGCCTTGGCGGCAAGATATTCGACATGCTTGTTTAGAAGCTTTTCCTTTTGATCCAATTCAACAAGCTTGTATTGTTGAAATAATGTTTCTTTTTCCTCGACCTAAATCACATTTTGGAACAGGAAAAAATAAAAATAAATTAAAACCTTCCGCTCCTGAATTTTTAACAAGTCACGCTAGTGGAGATATTGACAAACTATGTCGAAGCACACTTGATGGATTGTCGGTGACATCAGGAGGAATTGTTTTAAAAGATGATAGTTTTGTCATCTCAATTACTGCAACAAAGAAATACATTCAAAAGAATGAATTACCCGGGGCAATCATTAAAATTATTCCTTTATAGGTGTACAACTATCATTATTCTTATTAATATTAGAGAGTACACAAATGGGATCAAAAAACCACATGCCCTCGCCAAAGCCTCCAGCTAATTTAGCTGAAGCATTAGTTCAATTCCAACAGGAACACCACGCAGCAGGAAAAGACGGTAAAGCCAATTATGGTTTTTATACAACTCTTGCAGGTGGATTAAATGCAGTTCAGCCAGCAACTCATTTAGGTCTTTGCCATACGCAAACCTTTGATTCAACGGTTACAGACTCAGGCCAAGTTATCACAATTCTGGTTACGACTCTTAAGCATATTTCAGGTGAAGAAATAGTCAGCCGACTTCCTTTTCCTGAACTTGTTCCAAATAGAGGGAACATTATGCAAGCACTTGGTTCAGCTATTACTTATGCAAGACGTTATGCACTCTTAGCAATCTATGGATTAGCAGGAGATGACGATGATGCAGAAAGTTCAGCACCCAAAGAAAAGGTCGAACAAAGAAAAGGAATTGCTAGAACTCCGACTCAGCCAAAACAAGTTTCAAGTCCACCTCCAACAGGTGCTCCTGAATTTATAGCTCCAGCTTTTAAATCTCAAATTGAAAATGATTTAAGGAGCTTGTCTGATGAACAAAGAAAAAAGATTTTAAAAGATTTTAAAACTGAGTTTAATATTTCAGCTAAAGAAATTTCACCAAATCACATTACGACAAAAGCACATGGCGATTATTTAGCCAAAATGGTTAAAGGAAAAGCCGCCGTCTAATGTCTCCAGATCAAGCAACCGAATCCGGTTTGTTAATTATCCACCAACTCAAAAAAAGGACTCAATCAAATGCCAAGCAATTTCGACTTCAATCCTGCTCTAAGGAATCCAATCAAGTGGACAGTCTCAGACAACAATTACGACGAGTCAGGTAAAAATCCTAGACAGCTTTCTTTAGCTATTCCCATTGATTCAATTCCTGATTTTATTAATTACTTAATGGCTCTTGAAGGTGACACTTCAAAGCATAAGCCCGGAAAAGTTTGGGATTTTTCAAACAACGAAGAAAAAGAAGTTGATGTTGTTTGGATTAATGCAAAAGGTAAAGCTGGACAGTATGGAGACTTTGGAAATATTAACCCTCAAAAGATTGAACCTTCAGGATCTTCCGAGGAATTACCTTTCTAAGTAGTTTCATAAAACAGGATTGTTCCCGATCCATGTGACTAATTACAAGTTGAGCTTCTAGTTCACCAATGCGGCCAAGGCAGTTCTTTATGACCTGATCCTTGGCCCAATTTTCTTTGTAGAGACTTGCACAAAGCCAGCGAACTTGTTTCAAGTCTTCAGAATTTAAAATTTCTCTAGTTTCTAATTCCAATCGAAGCTCTGATTCGGTAGTGTGTTCTATTGCCAACCAATTTAGTAACGGGTTTTCATAATCAGACATGAGACTTCAGTGGTGTCCGTATTGCCGGAACAAAACATCAAAAGTTGTAAGTACCAGAGAAACAACAGACGACAGAATTGTTCGTAGAAGGAACTGTCTTGTCTGTAACGCACGTTGGTACACTATTCAATCTAAAGAAGAATATCTTGAAGACAAGCTTGTTCAATATGTAAAAGGAACTAACTTACCTGAAAAGATCAAAGTTCTCGATGAAAAAGATTCTTGACTTTTTTGGTTCTGGTTTTGTTTATCGTTCCCCATCAAAAATGGAAGGTTTTGCTTGGGGTTTAAAGAGTATGCCTAACTGGTGGCTTCGAGAATTAGCAGGAACAAAAAAACCTTTGAATAAGACTAAGCTTATAAAATTAATAATTGACGATACACTTAGTTAGACTGCTAAAAAAGAAAGGAGCAAGTGGCAGAATCGGTTATTAGATTAAGCGTCGTCAATGACGCAAGCCCGAAGTTAAGGGTAGTTGATAGAGATGCAAAAAAATTAAGCAATACAGTAAAAAATACAAATGGAAAACTTAACGACCAATCAAAAAGCCTAAAACATGCAGCTCTTGGGTTCCTTGGAATGGGAGGAGCTGCTAAAAGTGCAACTCCAGCAATACATGGTGCTGGTGCGGCATTAAAAGGAGCACTTGCTCCAATTCTTCCTTTAATTGCAGCAGGGGCAGCTCTACAGCAAGTCTTTGCAACCTTAGTTAAACAAGATTTTGGTGAGGCAAAATATGAATCTTTAGGAGGTTCAGCCGATAATTTAGTAAACAGATTAAAGCTTGTTTCTTCTGAACTTAATAACTCGATAAGTGTTACAGAATTAACAGCAGCTTCTTATGATGTTGCGTCTGCTGGATTTATAAAAGCCGCAGATGCAGCTCAAGTTTTAAAAGCAGCAAGCCAAGGAGCTACAGGTGGTTTTGCGGATCTAAATACAACAGGAAATGCTTTAACAAGTGTTTTAAATGCTTATGGAGCTAGTGCTTCAGAGTCGTCAAAAATAATGGATCAATTCATTCAAACTCAAAATGATGGAAAAATAGTTGTTGCTGAATACGCTGCAAATATTGGTAAAGTTGCTTCTGTTGCTGCCACATTAAATGTTCCTTTAGCGGAAGTAAACGCAATTATTGCCCAATCAACTGCAGCAGGTGTGAAAGCTGAAGTTGCCTTTACTGGCTTAAAAGTTTCAATGCTGAAATTAGTAAGCTCAAGAGGACAAAAAAAATTAAAAGAGTTTGGGGTTGATATAAGTGCGGCAACAATAGAAGCAGAAGGTTTAGCAGCTAATTTAGAAAAATTACAAGGATTAGGAACTCAAGCTTTAACAGATATTTTTGGGGCTGAAGCTATACAAGTTATGGCTCCAATTTTAAAAGATATGGAAAGATATAGAGAATTAGTTGAAAGTCAAAAAGCGGCTGATGGAGTTGCAGCTCGAGCAGCTTTCACAGCTTCAGACACACTTCAAGGTCAGATAAAAAGATTAGGCGTTGCTTTCCAAAATATGTTTGCAGATGGTTCAGAAATGGGGGAATTTTTAAAATTAACCTTATACGGAATTAATGGAACAGTTGAGCTTTTAGGAGTTGCTATTAAAACAGTTGTTTTCCCTTTCCGTTTATTAGCTAATCTTGCACAAGGTTTCTTTGAAGGTTTAGGAATACAAGCAGGACCAAGTGGACCTATTCAAAAATTAACAGAAGGATGGTTTGTATTTTTAAAAGCAGTTGATGTTGGATTTGAAAAAGTTAAAGCTTTTACAGTGAAATTAGGAAAAGGGATGGGGGCGGTTGCTCAAACAATAGTTGAACCAATGAAAAAGGCTATGAATTGGATTCTTAAAAAAGTTGATGAATTTTGGAACCTTCTGCCGGGTTGGATGAAATGGGGCATAAAACAAGTAACTGGTTTTGCTGGAGGAGTAGCCAATATGACTATTGAAGGAATTAAAGATTTTGCAACAGCACCTACAGATCCAAATGGAACAACTTCCGAGAAAAAGAAAAACGAAAAAGATTCAACAAATGAATTAAAGAAACAAGTTAACGAAACAAATAAATTAAATGAAGCATTTGGCTATGTAGGACAAACAATTAGTCAAAATCTTGCACAAGGAATTAAAGGATTAATCAAAGGCACTCAATCATTGAGTGAGATGCTTGGCAATATTGCTCTGAAAATTTCAGATATGTTGCTTGATCTTGCTATTAGTTCAGCTTTTAAAAATTTAGGTTTTCCGGGTTTTGCAGCAGGAGGAAGACCACCTATTGGAAAACCTGCAATAGTTGGAGAAAAAGGACCAGAACTTTTTGTCCCTCGTCAATCAGGGACAATTATCCCAAACAATCAATTAGGTGGAGGTGGTTCCGTTAATGTCTCTGTAAATGTTGATGCTTCTGGTTCGTCAGCCGAAGGAAATACAAGCCAAGCAGAACAATTAGGCAATATGCTAGGTCAAGCAATTCAAGCTGAACTTGTCCGCCAAAAACGTCCGGGTGGCTTATTAGCTGTTTAACTTATGGCAAATTTCCCCTCAATCAATCCAAGTTACGGATTAAGCAAAGCAAGTAGCCCAAGAGTCCTCGAAACTCGTTACGGTGACGGTTATTCCAGCCGTTTAGTTTTTGGACTTAATCAAGACTTAAAACTATATAATTTAAGATTTGACAATTTAAGCGAAAGTGATTCAGACACTATAGAAAATTTTCTTGTAGCAAGGAAAGGGCAAGAGTCTTTTGATTGGACACCTCCAAACGACTCAGCAGGAAAATATATTTGTAGAAACTGGAATAAAACAATTCCATATAATAACCGAGCTTCTATTTCGGCTACCTTTGAACAAGTAGCGGAGCCGTAAAGATGGCAGTTGCAGCATGGGCCGCTAGTACTTCCTATAGCCTTGGCGACATAAGAAGAGGTGCGACAGATCAATTAACAGGTCTATTTTTTAAAGTCACAACGGCTGGAACTTCTGGAAGTTCCGAACCTGATTGGCCGACAGATATAGGTTCAACAGTTACAGACAACAATGTTGTTTGGACAGCCATTAATAGCATTTATGAAGAACTTTCTAAACTAGCTCCAAGTGCAATTATTGAATTATATGAAGTTCGATTATCGAATGATCTTCATGGGTCAAATGATGTTTATAGATTCCATGCTGGTTGTAATGAAAACATAACTGGAAACATTGTGTGGGACGGAAATCAGTATTCTCGGCAACCAATAGAAGCTTCGGGTTTTGAATATTCATCAACAGGGCAATTACCTCGGCCAACTTTAACAATTTCAAATTTAGATAATACAATTACAGCTTTATTAGTTGTAGTAAACACAACAACAGCAGGTAATGATTTAATAGGGGCAGAAGTTAGAAGAATTAGAACACTTAAAAAATATCTTGATGGAGAATCAGCCGCAGATCCTAACGCTCAATGGCCTATGGAGATCTGGTATGTTGATAGGAAATCAACAGAAAATAGAAGCGTTGTTGAATTTGAATTAGCAAGCAAACTAGATAGACCGGGAGATAAAATCCCAAGAAGACAATTAATTGGAAATATTTGTCAATGGGCCTATAGATCTGGAGAATGTAGTTACACAGGATCTAATTATTGGGACGTAAACGACAATGTAGAAACTTCTGCAGCCAATGATCGTTGCGGAAAAAGAGTTAGTTCTTGCAAACTAAGATTTGGTGAGAACAACCCGCTACCTTTTGGGTCGTTTCCTTCAGCAGGAAGACAAACTTGAAATTAACAGAATCCATCAAAGCAAAAGCATTAGAACATGCTAAAGAAGAATTTCCTTGCGAATCTGTTGGATTGGTGCATGTCGTAAAGGGGAAAAATAGATATTTTAAATGTCAAAACTTATCTACGACACCTGATGAACATTTTATATTAGACCCAAAAGATTACCTGAAATGTGAAAAGAAAGGTGAAATTATAGCAGTGATACACAGTCACCCCAAAACAAGCCCCGCTCCAAGCAAAGCAGATATGGTTGCATGTGAAGCGTCAGGATTGCCTTGGTTTATTATTAATCCCAATACAGAAACTTGGGGGTCTTATGAGCCTAATGGTTTTAAACTTCCTTATGTTGGTAGAGAATTTTCTCATGGGATTGTCGATTGTTATTCATTAGTTAGGGATTTTTACGAAAGAGAATTTGGTATTCAATTAAACGATTACAATAGAAAAGATCAGTGGTGGGAAAATGGTGAAAACATGTATTTAGACAATTTTGAAAAAGAAGGTTTTAAAGAAATAAAGTTAAGCAACGTAAGTTATGGCGATTTGTTTTTAATGCAATTAGAAAGCCCCGTTCCTAATCACGCTGGAATTTATTTAGACGATGGTGTGGTCTTGCATCACGTTCAAGGAAGATTGTCTTCTCGGGATGTGTATGGCGGCTATTATCAAAAGGTCACGGCTAAAGTTTTAAAACATGAAAGTCGTTAAGGTTTACGGAGCTTTAAAAAAGCAATTAGGTGGTCAAGGCACTTTTGAGCTTGATGTCAATACACCTGCTGAAGCCATTAGAGCTTTAACAGCAAATTTCAAAGGCTTGTCAAAATGGATGATTGAAAGTGAACAACATGGAATTGGTTACACAGTTCAGTTAGGCAATGAAATTGTCAAAGAAAAAGAAATAGAAACTTTACTTTTACCTTTCAGTGATAATGAAGTTTTTGCCATCACGCCTGTTGTTATGGGAGCAGGAAGAGGCGGTTGGGGGCAAGTTATTTTAGGAGTTGCTTTGATAGGTCTTTCCTTTGTAACTTTTGGTGCTTCTGCTGGAATGTTTGGAGGAGTAGCTTCTGGAACTATTTTTGGTTCAGGTGCAGGAGCAGGTTTGTATGGCCTTGCATGGGGATCAAAAGTTGTGGGAATGATTGGACTTTCTCTGGTTATGAGTGGAGTTGGACAAATGCTTTCTCCAACTGAAGGCCTCGATACAAATCAAGCAACTAAATTACAAAATTACAGTTTTAGTGGTGTAACAAATACGTCACAAGTAGGAACCCCTGTCCCAATAGCTTATGGTCGTTTAATGGTTGGCAGTTCTGTTATCAGTTCTGGCTTAGATGTAGATCAGGAGGTTTAAATGACTGAACTTAGAGGATCAGGTGGCGGTGGAGGTAAAAACGGCGGCAACAGAACACCCACAGAGGCAGACGATTCACTCCAATCAATCCAATATGCAAAAGTATTAGATTTACTTTCAGAAGGTCCAATACAAGGATTAGATGACGGCAACAAGTCTATCTATCTTGATGGAACGCCAGTTCAAGATGCTTCAGGAACAGATAATTTTGAAGGTTATTCGATAACAACAAGAACAGGAACACAAGATCAAACTTATATTTCAGATTTAGCGGGAAATGAGTCAGAAGTTGGTGTTGGGATACAAGTTACAAACTCGACTCCTGTTACTCGTCAAATAGCAGCATCAGAAAATACAACAGATAGAGTACGAGTCACTATAAAAGTTCCAGTTCTTCGACATGTTGAAGATGATGGAGATATTGTTGGCAATTCTGTTCAGATTAGAATTGATGTTCAATATAACGGCGGTGGATATAACGCCGTAAAGACAGACACGATTTCAGGTAAGTCAAGTAATACATATTTAAGAGATTATTTAATCCCTTTAACAGGTGATTTCCCCGTTGACATAAAAGTTGTTCGTCTTAGTGCTGACGATTCGGGTGTAAAAAACAGTTCTCAAACTTGGTGGAATAGTTACACCAAAATCATTGATGAAAAATTCAGGTATCCAAACTCGGCTATTGCTTTTCTACGGTTTGATAGTCGTTCTTTCCAAAATATTCCTTCTAGAAAATATAAAATTAGAGGAATTAAGGTAAAAATTCCAAGCAATGCAACAGTTATAACGGCAAAAGATGATAGTGCAGGAATTGGTGAATCCCAGATAGGCCGATTAACTTATAGCGGAATTTGGGACGGCTCTTTTCAAGCTGCTACGTGGTGTGCTGATCCTGCTTGGTGCTTATATGATTTAATGACTAACGCTCGTTATGGCGTAGGTCTTCCTGAAAGTACACTTGATAAATGGGATTTTTACACGATAAGTAAATACTGCAATGAGCTTGTTTCTGATATGAAAGGAGGCCAAGAGCCTCGGATGCTTTGCAACCTTTTGATTAATTCAAGAAATGAAGTTTATAACGTCATTCAACAGATGACTTCATTGTTTAGAGGGATTAGTTATTACGGTGCCGGAAGTGTTGTTATGGTGCAAGATGCACCACAAGATAGTCAATACTTAATAGGAAACTCAAATGTACTAGAAGGGCTTTTTACTTATTCAGGTACTTCTCAAAGAGCAAGACATACAACATGTTCAGTGGCTTGGCAAGATTACGCTGCTTTAGGTGAAGTTCAATTTGAATATGTTGAAGATGCTGACGCAATCGCTAAGTACGGAATACAGGAAAAACAAGTAAAAGCTCTTGGTTGTTATTCACAAGGACAGGCTCACAGAATGGGTCGATGGTTGTTAAAAAGCGAACAACTTCTTACCCAAACAGTTAATTTTTCAGTTGGTATTGATTCAGGTTTAGTTTTAAGGCCGGGAATGGTTATTGATATTGCAGATGAGTTAAGAGCTGGAGAAAGAAGGTCAGGACGAATTAGTTCAGCGACTACAACTGCGATTGTTGCAGATAGTTCTGAAAATTTATCAAATATCAATTTAGGCTTAAGCCCAACATTGTCGGTAATAATGCCAACGGGATTGGTAGAAACAAAAACAATTAATAGCATAAGTGGAACTACAATTAATATTGACGGAAATTTTTCAGAAGCTCCAACAAGTCCAAACCTTTGGTTAATACAAACATCAGATCTTCAATCACAACAATATCGAGTAATTTCAGTTGCAGAAACCAATGAAAAATCTTCTTTATCAGTTACAGCTCTTGAATATAATGCAAGTATTTATAATGCTGTAGACGCAGGTGAGGACATTGTTCTTAGGGATATTAGTAATTTAACTCTTGCCCCTAATCCGATAACAAATGCAAGAGGGGAACAGTTTTTATATTCAGATGGTCAAGGTGTTTTTGTTGGATTTGATTTTGATTTTCAACATGATAAAAAGAATGTTTCTGAATATAGAATTAGCTATAAAATAGACAATGATAACTGGCAACTAATAACAACTTCAACTCCTTCAGCAACAATTAGAAGAGTAAGAGAAGGAACCATTTATATTCAAGTTCAGGCTTACAACACTCTTGGAAAAGGAAGTCAAATTGTAACTTTTGAAAAACTATTAGAAGGTAAATCAGCTCCACCATCAGACCCAACAGGATTCTCAATGGTTCCGACTAATGGGCTTGCTCGTCTTAGTTGGACTCAATCAACTGATCTTGACGTAACGGTTGGTGGTTTGGTGCGGCTTAGACATTCGCCAAACTTATCAAACGTAACTTGGGCAACAGCAACAAGTATTCATAGTGATTTAACAGGTACAGCCAAAGAAGCATACGCAACTTTAAAAGGCGGAACTTATTTAATGAAATTCGTAGATGCAACAGGTAATGAAAGTGTCGGTTATGCAGGCGTTGAATTTACAATGCCTGATCTTGACGATATGAAGTTGCTAACGCTTCAACAAGAGGATGGTGGATTTGCAGGAACTAAAACAAATTTAACTGTTGATAGTGGTGAGTTATTAATGGCAACCGATGGGGGTAGCTCTGGCGGAAATGCAACATTAAACACGTCTGGGACTTATTTGTTTCAAAACAACCCGATTGATTTGGGAGATGTTTTTTCCATTCGGCTTGATACAACACTAAGAGCAAGATCGTTTTTCCCTTATGCCGATAATGTAGATACTTGGGCAGACTGGGATGCTATTACAAGCGTAGATGGGACAGCTCCATCTAACTGTGATGTCAAGCTTTATGTAAGAACAACACAAGAAGCAAGTCCTTCTAATAGTGACTGGACAAGTTGGAGGGTTTACAACAACGCTCAATTAAGTGCACGAAAATATGAGTTAAAAGCTGAATTTACAACGGGTGGAAATTTAGAACAGATAGCAGTTGACCAGTTAAGAGTTCAACCAATGATGGCGGTACGTACAGAAACAGGATCAGGGACTACCTCAAGTAGTGGTGATTTGACCGTTACTTTTGCTAATAAATTTGCAGCTACGCCAGCAATAGGAATTACTTTTAGTGCCACTACTACGGGCGATTATTATACGATTGCCTCTTCAAGTGCGACTACTTTTGCGATCTCCATCTACAATGCAAGCAACGCCCGACAAGCAAGAGCATTTACTTGGACGGCAACAGGACATGGAAAGGTTAACTAATGGCACAAGTTTCAGTTGGTAATTATCCAATCCCTAACTCCACAGGGGCAAATGTAAGGGCCGATATAAATGAAAACTTAGACGATCTTTATTCTACAAGTTCAGGATCAACACCACCTGCTGCGGCTGGATCTGCAACAGGGCAACTTTGGATTGATACAAGTACAACTCCAGATACTTTAAAAGTTAAAACAGGCTCAGGGACAACATCGGCAAACTATACAACGCTTGGAAATATTGCAACAAACTTAGGTCATGCGACAGAAGCCAGCCCGACTTTTACAGGTAATGTGGGATTCCCTGCTGGATCAAGTTCTAGCTTGCCAATTAGAAATGCAGCAGATACAGATACAGGAATTTATTTTGGGGCAACAAACGAATTAGATATAAGAGCAGGAAATACGGATGCTCATACTTTTACTTCTACAGCTAGTGAGCCAAAGTTGCCATTACGAGGGACTAACGGCTCAAATTCGGCCCCATCATTCAGCTTTTCTGCTGATACGGATTTAGGTCTATACAGATCGGCAGCAGATACTTTATCGGTTACGACAGGAGGGACAGAAAGAGCGTCTTTTGATAGTTCTGGTTTAAATATTAAAGGTCAACTCGATTTACGCTTACATGACTCAGACAGTTCTAATTATGCGGCAATACAAGCCCCTAGCACTATTTCGTCAAACTATACGTTGACTCTTCCGACTACCGATGGGAATGCAAACGAGGTTTTAAAAACTGACGGATCGGGAAATTTAAGTTGGACTACTAGCGTCACTTCTGCTACTTCAGCAACAACAGCAACAACGGCGACTAATGCGGGAGTTGTCAGAACATCAGCAGGGTCAAATGAAAGTACAGCAGCCGAAGTTTTTCAAGGGCGTTGTAAAGCTTGGGTTAATATTGAAGGTGACGCAAGCACCCCTACTATTAGGGATGATTTCGGTGTTGATGATTTAACTGATATTTCATCAGCAGTAATTCAGGTAAATTTTTCAACTGATTTTGCTAATAATGATTATTGCTTCACAGCAGGATGTAAAGCAGCATCAGGATCAGGCGGTGGAGGCAGAGTTATTTGCGGTTTTGATGAGCCTGCCGTTGGTTCTTTTAAATTTCAAATGAGAAATTTACAGAATGCGGATGAACACGTTAATTATGCTTGTTTAGCTTTTTTCGGCGATTAAACTACTTCTTATTATGACTGACACCAACAAACGAATTGTTTACACCGAAGATGATGGGAGTATGCTTATCATCATCCCTTCTCCGAACACAAGTTTAACAATCGAAGAAATACAAGCGAAACGTGTTCCGACTGGCAAAACATCATATATCGTAGATAAATCAATCTTCCCTCCTGACAGATATTTTAGGGATGCTTGGACTTACACACCTGATTAATTATGGGATTTAGTATCGACATGGCGAAAGCCAGAGAAATCCACAAGCAAAGAATTAGGCAAGCAAGAATAGAGAAGTTTGCCGAGCTTGATATTGAATTTCAAAAAGCACAAGAAACAAGTGCCGACACTTCAACTATTGTTGCTAAAAAGCAAGCATTAAGAGATGCTCCAGCCGATTCTGCTATTGCTGCCGCTTCCGATACAGATGCTTTAAAAGCGCAATGGAATACAGCTATTCTAGGGACAAGCCCTTATAGTTAGATCATGGCTATTGCACCTGGAACTTATGATATGACGATCCAAAGAAGATCGGACCATAGTGTTTCTGTGACGTTGAAAGATTCAAGTAATGCGGCAATTAACTTAGGTGGCTACACACTAGCCTCGCAAATCTGGGACTCTGGACGTACCAGCAAGGCAGCCGACGCAACTGTTTCGGTAACTAATGCTTCTGGAGGTGCTTTTACTTGGAGCGTTACCGATACTCAAACGGCTACTTTTACTGCTGATGAGTATAAATATGATGTGTTATTAACTAATAGTTCAGGGCTGAAAGAGTACTGGTTAGAGGGTACTATTTACATGGATGAAGGATATACAGCATGACCTCAGTTAACATCACAACAAATAAAAACACCGTAACTATTGACGAAGACAACAGTTCAGTCATTACGGTTGCAACTCAAGGTCCACAAGGCGCACAAGGAACTGTAATTGATACGGATAGTGCTGTAAACAAATCTATCGTTTATTATGACGGTAGTTCGTCGAGTCTCAAGGCGAATAATACTTGGACCACAGACACACTTACTAACGGAGGATCATTCTAGTGGCTAACACGATCAGAATTAAGAAAAGGGCTGCTAGTGGTGCTGATGGCGCACCGTCAAGTTTATCTCCTTCAGAATTAGCGTTTAACGAAAGTGATTTAAAACTCTATTACGGTTTTGGTGATAACGGGTCAACGCCACCTTCTGCAAGTTCAATTATTACCGTTGGTGGATCTGGAGCGTTTTTTAGTAAGACAGATACGAAAACAGCAAATACGATTCTTAGTGGACCAACGACAGGGAGTGCGGCGGCTCCGACTTTCAGAGCTTTAGTTGCTGCTGATATTCCCTCAATAGCTCATACAAAAATATCCGATTTTGATACAGGTGTTCAGGCAAATAGAGTCGATCAATTAGCAAGTGCAACGAATCCTGTTTCTGGTGTTACTCCAACTGCTGATGCTCATTTTGCAACAAAGGGATACGTAGATTCAAACGCTGAAGGCTTAGACGTAAAAGATAGTTGCGTTGTTATAGCAACAAGCAATATAACTCTTTCAGGAACACAGACGATTGATGGAGTTTCCTTATCTGCCGATGATCGTGTTCTTGTTGCAGGTCAATCAACAGCCAGTCAAAACGGTATTTATAAAGTTGTAAGTGGTGGAAGTTGGACGAGGGCTGATGACTTGGCTGCTGGTGTTGATGCTGCTGGAGCATTTGCATTTATTGAGCAAGGATCTACAAATGCCGATACAGGTTGGGTTTGCTCTAGTAATAAAGGTTCAGCAGTTGTTGGAACGAATAATTTAGCCTTCACTCAATTTAGTTCCGCAGGGGTTACATCCGCAGGAGATGGACTCGACAGAACTGGAAATGTTTATTCCGTAGATTTAAAAAGTAACGGTGGTTTAGTAATTGAATCCACCGAAATTGCTGTTGATTTAGCGGCGAGTTCAATAACTGGAACGCTTGCTGTAAGCGATGGAGGAACAGGAGCGACTTCAGCTAGTGCAGCAAGAACGGCACTTGGTTTGGCTGTCGGTTCAGATATCGTTGCATACGCAGCAGACTTAAACACCCTTAGTTCTTGTCAATCTGGAGGAGCTGCGGCCTTAGCTGCTTTAACTTCAACAGAAATAGGAATACTTGATGGTGCAACCGTAACGACTGCCGAGCTTAATCTTATAGATGGAGATACTTCTGCCACGTCAACAACTTTGGCTACTGGAGACAGATTCCTTTGCAATGATGCAGGGACTA